AGCAGGTAAGTTGTTGTGTCCCTTTGCTTTACCTATGGTCGTACCACCACGGCCATGGGATAAAGACCTGGAAGGTGGCTACTTAACTAGCATACCTAACAGTAAGCTAACTAAAGATGCTAGCCCGCTAGGTATAACAGGGGATGAGCCATTCATTAAGGCTGCTAACTTACAACAAGCAGTGCCATGGCGGGTAAACAAATGGGTGTTGGAACAGTTGCAATTTGCATGGGATCAAAGCTTATCTATTGGCAGGCTATTACCCCGTGAAGGTTACCCTATTCCACCCTACCCTAAGCATTTGCCTGATGACCATGAAGATGTAAGGCAATGGAAGTTTAACGCTCGCATACTGCACGAGAAGAACGACAAGTCTATTAACCGACGTGTCGCTACAGCTAAGCAGTTATGGATAGCTAACCGCATGGCTAGCTACGACAGGATATACTTCCCAACTCAGATAGATTTTAGGGGTAGGTATTACTACCGCCCGCCATTCCTTAACCCACAAGCTAATGATATAGGCAGGGCGCTTCTGCTATTTGCGAATGGCAAACCCATAGTCACAGCAGAGGATGCCAGCTGGCTATACATACATGGTGCCAACATGTATGGCCATAGCAAACTAACTTGGCAGGCCAGAACAGATTGGGTTAAACAACACCACGACCAGATCATGCTGGCAGGTGCTGACCCATGGCGTAACGCTGTGTTCTGGACTGGTGCTGCTGATCCATGGCAGTTCCTTTCCTTCTGTCGTACCTATCAGCAGTTCAAACAACATGGCTATGGCTATGTGTGTTACCTGCCAGTAGTGCTCGACTGTACCTGCTCTGGCATACAACACTACTCAGCACTGCTGAGGTGTGAGGAGATGGGCAAGCTAGTTAATCTAGCTAGCAGTGAGAAGCCACAAGATATATATAGCGTTGTATTAAACGAGGTGTTGTCGATACTACGGGTTGATGCTGCTGCTGGCAGCCAACACGCTCAATCATGGTTGCAATTACAACCTGATCGCAGCTTGCTAAAGCCTGTAGTAATGACAGTCCCGTACTCAGCTGGTCGTACATCAGTTCTTGATCACGTCCACCGCTGGGCCTTTGACCGCACAGTTGAACTTTATGGTATGAACAATTGGAAATTTAAGGCTGGTGCTATGGCAGCAGTCCATTACCTAACCACAATCCTATGCCAACAGACCTATATGTTTATAGGCCCAGCTAAAGAAGCAATGCAATGGTTCAAACGGTTAGGTAATTTAGCTGGCAAACATCAGATCAAACTTAAGTGGACTAACCCAGCCGGGTTACCTATTACGCAGGGTTACCTTGATATGAAAGGCACAGTAATCACCTTGCGATACCTAACTAATGTATCGCTTAGGTTTACTGCTGGCTTAGAAGAGAGAGGTCTAGACCCTAGACGTATGGGCACAGGGCTCAGCCCTAATGTTATCCACTCATTAGATGCCAGTCACATGGCATTTACCACGCTCGATGCTTTTGCAAAGGGCATCACTAACCTTGGAGGTATCCATGATTGCTTTGCCACGACCCCCGCCGAGATGACAGTGTTGCGTGATTGTGTACGCAATACATTTGCTGATCTTTATAGCCGTGATGTACTCACGGATATAGTTAATCAGTTAATCAGCCAGCTGCCATTTGATGTAGCTGCTGACGCTATGCCTAGCCCTGAGCTAGGTACATTAAACCCAAACACCGTTCGCCATTCCACCTACTTCATCACATGAGCAACTTCATCTTGATCAAAGGAGAAAAATTCACCACTCCTGTTGCTAAGTTCCAGTATCCAAAGCTAGTTGAACCTGACACTAAGTTCCACCCAGAAGGAATGTATGAGGTGATAGCTGTAATGGATGCGTCTGATCCAGAAGCAATCCGTTTAGCTGAAGACCTAGATAAATTCCTGGAGCAACACAAGGCTTCATTAAAAGCACAAGCACCCGCCACTAAGTTCAAGCTCACCGATTTACCTTGGCGCTTTGAAGAAATTGATGGGATGCCTGCGCTTATTCTGAAAGCTAAGAGCAAGGCTAGCGGTGTTGATCGTGACGGTAAGAGTTGGGCACGTAAGCCTGCGTTGTTTGATGCCAAAGGTAACCCAGTCACTGATCGTTATGCAGTAGCTGGCTTATGGTCTGGCACTACAGGCAAGGTAGCGTTCCAAGCATCACCGTTTTATACGCCTGTGATAGGAGCAGGTGTGACCCTACGGTTGCAAGCTGTTCAGATCATTAACCTAGTTGAGTCCGGTGGTAGCGGTAGCGCCCATGGCTTTGGCGAAGAGAAAGGTTGGACGCCAAAAGGCGCCACGACAACAGAGCCAGCTGCCGTCCCCTGGGATGCAGAACCCATCGCTGCAGACGAAGCCGACTTCTAGGTTTCGTAGCAAGTACGAGGCAGCAGTCGCTGCCTCCCTTGTTAGACGTGGTCTTGACTGCGAGTACGAAGCTCGAAGCTTTGGTTACATAATCAGAGCTACCTACACCCCTGACTTCTTCTTGCCTAATGGGGTAGTAGTAGAAACCAAAGGGCACTTCAGCTCTGATGATCGGCGCAAGATGCTGGCTGTTAAAAGCCAGTACCCATTACTGGATATTCGCTTGTGTTTCCAGAATGCACAAGTGAAATTATCTAAGGCACCTAAGTCCCTTGCTTATTGGCAATGGGCTGAACGCCATGGGTTTCTCTGGTGTCAAGGCCACATCCCCACCACCTGGTTTACCGATGCCATCCAAACTCCTGCGGCATGACCCGTGTCCTGCTTGTGGCAGCAAGGACAACCTTGCTGTCTATGACGACGGCCATAGCCATTGCTTTGGTTGTGGCCACCAGATCCAACCAGCGAAAGATAAGCCAGTGCTACCACCTGAACCATTACCGCCACCCGCTAAACCTTTAATAAGGTTCAACGCTATTCAAGGTTTAGCAAAGAGAGGTATCACCGAAGCAACAGCAAAACATTTTGGCTATGGCGTTGCTCAACACCATGGCCAATTAGTACAGGTAGCTGAGTACCGCGACCAGCAGGGTAATGTATGCGCCCAACACATACGTGATCGAGACAAACGGTTTCAATGGTTAGGTGACACCAGCAATATCCAGCTATGGGGTCAACACCTATGGCGCCAAGGTATTGGTGGTGGTGCCAATCTATTTGTTGTTATTACCGAAGGTGAGATCGACGCTATGTCAGTTAGCCAGGTGCAAGGTAATAAGTTCCCAGTTGTTTCACTGCCGAATGGGGCACAGTCGGCCAAGAAATATCTGGCTGCTAACCAGCAATGGCTTAGCCAGTTCAACCGAATCGTTCTTTGTTTCGACAGTGATGAACCTGGTACTAAGGCAGCAACAGATGCACTAACAATCCTGCCCCTGGGTAAGGCTGCTATCTGTCACCTGCCACGTAAGGACGCCAACGAAATGCTGGTCAATGGGGAGGGTGACCTGCTCAGGGACTTGTTATGGAAGGCAACTCCATCCCGCCCAGATGGAATTGTTAATGCGTCTGAGATGTGGGAGGAGCTGATCAAACCACAGGCTGGTGCTGCTTGTGCATACCCATGGCCAGACCTAAACCGTATGACCCGTGGCTTTAGAAAAGGTGAGATGGTTACCCTCTGTGCTGGCAGTGGCATCGGCAAGTCTTCTATATGTAGAGAGTGGGCACACCACTTCCTTCGTAACGGCATGAAGGTGGGCTACATAGCACTAGAGGAATCAATCAAGCGCACCATGCAGGGGCTGGTTGGTATTGAACTAAACAAACCCATCCACCTTGATCCAACCCTTGCTACCAAAGAGGAGATGAGAGATAGCTTTGATAATTTATTTGGCAGTGGTCGTTGCTATTTGTATGACCATTTTGGCAGCATGGACCCTGAGCATTTAATTAATAAGATCCGATACCTAGCTGATGGTGAAGGAGCAGACGTCGTAATCCTCGATCACTTAACCATTGTGGTTAGTGGCTTGACTGAGTTGGATGAACGCCGTGCCATTGATGTGACCTGCACTCGGTTGCGACAGGTGGTAGAGCAGAGCGGTATTGGCATTGTGCTGGTGTCGCATCTCAAACGACCGGAAGGTCGCGGCCATGAAGAGGGCCAGCAAACTAGCCTTGGCCACTTACGTGGTAGCCATGCCATAGCGCAGCTCAGCGATATGGTGATCGGCGCTGAACGTAACCAGCAAGGGGAGATAAGTGAACGCAATGAACTGCAGTTGCGTGTACTAAAGAACCGCTTTAGTGGTGAGACTGGTACATGTGACAAGCTGTTGTATGACTCGGTTACTGGCAGGTTGACTGTCCCTATGTCCCGTTACTTTGGAATGTAATTATGCAATGCACTAATTGCGGCGATAGCAAAAACGTCCGCGCTTCTCACACTCGTACTGACCCAATGGATAACACCATTATCAGACGACGTGTGTGTACTACATGCGGCCATCGTTGGTACACAGCAGAGGTGCCGATCCCAGCTGAAGCTGTTGGCCATGGCTTTAATGAAAGCCGGACTCAATCCACCTTTACTCTTAAAGGATCTATCACCTACACCACCACGGGGAACCATGACTCTATTGATTGATGCTGATTGGCTGCTCTATGCAGCATGTTGCGCCTGCGAAAATGAGATCCGTTGGGATGAATGGATTCATACCTTGCATTCAGAGCCAGTTGATGTGCAGGATTTTATTGGCAACAAGGTAAATGGTTGGAAAAAATTAACGGATGATGATCAAATAGTTATGTGCCTATCGGACTATCCATCCTTTAGGTCTGAGCTGTATCAAGATTACAAAGCTAACCGCGTTGGTAAGCGCAAGCCGCTGGTTCTTAAGGCCACAAGAGAGTGGATACATACGCGCTACACAACCAGAACACTGCCGGGCCTAGAGGGTGACGATGTGCTGGGGTTGCTAATGACTGGTGGCCAGTACCCAGACCCCATCATGGTGGCCATTGATAAAGATATGCGCACTGTGCCTGGTCGGTTGTTAGTAGATGACGAGCTGGTCGTTACTACTGAGCAGGAGGCCAACATGAACTGGATGCTGCAAACCCTGACTGGTGATGTCAGTGATAACTACCCTGGCATTAAAGGTTGTGGCCCTAAGACAGCAGCCAAGGTATTAGATGGCGCCAAGAATTTACCTGAGATGTGGGCGCTGGTAGTCGCGGCCTATAAGAAGGCTGGCCTTGGCTTTGCTGATGCTTTGCTTAATGCCAGGCTGGCTCGCATCCTACGTGATGGTGACTACAACGAGGACACTAACGCTGTGCGACTATGGGAACCGAATCAAATGATTAGCCATGGATGATCAGTTGTGGCCACCGATTGATGATGCGTTGATTGTCATGCTGAACCGTTTGATACCAGAACGGTGCCCTAGTCTTGATGATGATGAGCGTAAGATATGGTTTAACGTTGGCCAACGGCAGGTTGTGCGAATGTTGCAGGCCATCTACATTGAGCAACAAGACAACCTTGCGGATTAACCCATGTGTTTTGGTGGTGCTCCAAAGCCAGATAAAAAAGCAATGCTGTATCAACAGGCAGCTGATATGCAACGTGAGAACCAGCGCATCGTTGCCCAACGGCAACAGCAAGAACGCATGGATCAGCAGTATGCAGAGCAGCTAGCAATTCAAACAGCACCACCACCACCACCACCTGCTGAATCAGCAGCAACAGCAGCACCTGCTTTAGAGAATGCTCAGGCCACCACCCCGTCTGGCATTCGTAAAGGCATGGGCCGCCGTAAGTTGCGTACTGATGTAGCTGGTGGTACTGGTGGGTTATCTATTCCTAGCGTCTAATGGATCTGAAGCTGACCAGCAACGTAGATCGCCAGCCGAAACCCTATAGCGATGATGAGGAGGGGCTTACAGCTGCAGCCAGGTATCAACGCCTGGTCACTAGCCGTGATGCGTACCTACAAAGGGCTAGGGATTGCAGTAAGGTCACCATCCCAACCCTGATACCTGATGCAGGGGAGAAGGATCGCGGCACACTCAAGACCCCATACCAATCTCTTGGGGCAAGAGGTGTCAACTACCTGGCCAGTAAGTTACTGATCACCCTGTTCCCACCTAACTCAGCGTTCTTTAAGTTAGAGATTGACGACCTGGTGTTACGGGCTACTGAAGGTGGCCCTGAGATCAAGGCTGAATTTGATAGCGCCCTAGTAAATGTTGAACATGCAGTAATGACTGCAATGGAGACGGCTAATGGCCGGGCTTCTATGCACGAAGCATTCAAACATCTATTGGTTGGCGGCAATGTTCTGTTGTATGTAGCGGAGGAAGGGTTCCGTGTTATCCACTTAAACCGCTATGCACTGTGTCGTGATCCTATGGGTCATGTCATAGAAATTGTGGTGGAAGAAGAGGTCTACCCTGAAGTATTACCTGCAGATTTTCTAGAGGCAGCAAACGCTGATGACGATGACAGCGAGGGATACAGCAGCCAGAAGACACTGAAGCTATACACCCATATCGAATATGAAAACGACAAGGTGCATTGGTATCAAGAAGCAAAAGGCAAGGAGATCCCAGGCACCCATGGCATGTGTGATACCGATGTATCACCGTGGATACCACTGCGGTTTAACCGGGTAGATGGTGAGGAGTATGGCCGTGGTTATGTCGAGGAATACTACGGTGACCTGCTAGCCCTTGAAGCTTTATACCAAGCAGTGCTGGAAGGCAGTGCAGCAGCAGCCAAGATCCTGTTCCTTGTTAATCCCAACGGCACCACTCGACCACGCACCTTGGCTAATGCTGCTAATGGATCAATCATTCAAGGTAATGCAACTGATGTAACTGTTATCCAAAGCCAGAAGGCACAGGATCTAAGCATCGCCAACAGTGTGATTGATCGCATTGAGAGCAGGCTGCAATTTGCTTTCCTGTTAAACACTGCCATCCAACGGCCAGGCGAAAGGGTAACAGCACAAGAGATCCGATACATGAGCCAAGAACTAGAGGCTGGTATTGGTGGCTTGTATTCAATCCTTACCCAAGAGCTACAGCTGCCACTGGTGCGTCGCTTGATGCACGTCATGCGTAAGCAACGCAAGCTGCCAGCTTTTCCTAAAGGTGATGGTGGTAAAGCCTTAGTTAATCCCAAGCCAGTTACTGGCCTTGAAGCTATTGGTCGTGGTGATGATCGCAACAAGCTGGTTGATTTTATTACTACTGTCGGCCAGGTATTAGGGCCAGACGTATTGCAGAAATACATTAATGTAGACGAGGCATTACGCCGGTTAGCCAACAGTGAATCTATCGACACTACCAACTTGGTTAAGACGAAAGAACAATTGGATGGTGAAGCGGCTGCTGCTAATGAACAGATGGTGCAACAGCAACAACAGGCAATGATGGCGCAAGGCATGAAGTCTCCTGCCCTTGCCAACCTAGTAAACAACTACACCCAGGAAGGATCGCCTTATGGCCCGCAACCAAACGACGAAGGAGTACCCAACCAATTCCCCGACCCCGCCGGACAGCAACAACTGCCTGCTGGGGAAGGAGCTATTGCCCCCGGTTCCCCCGTCTGAAGAGATCATCATTACTGAACCCATTCAGTTTGAATCCACTATTGCTGCAGGTGCTCAGCCTGTAGTAACAATCAACGGCCCTCAAGAAATCACTATTAACTAACCACCATGCCCGACCCAGTTACCATCAGAACCGAAGGATCACCTGCTCTTTCGGCTGATAACATTGCTTTCCTTGAAGCTAACCCAGATGGAGAAGCCACTGAAGAAGAGTCACTACTGGCTGGTAAGTACAAGTCAGTAGAAGAATTAGAGAAAGGCTACAAGGAATTACAGAACAAGCTAAGCCAAGGCAAGCCAGAACCTGAAGCAGCCGAAGAGGTTGAAGAAGGTGAGGCGCAGTCAGAGCCAGAGTCACGGTCAGCTAAAGAGATCTATGGCGATCTAGTTGGCAGCCGCCTTGAAGAAGCAGAGATTGACTTCTCTGATATGAACAGCAGGTGGCAACAGTCGGGTGAACTTACTGCCGACGACTACAGCCAACTGGATGAGGCTGGCTTCAATAAAGAAATGGTTGATGCCTACCTAGCTGGCTTGAACTATCAAGCTGCCAAGGATTCTGCATTGACTATGCAACAGGTCAATGAAGTAAAAGCCAGTGTTGGTGGTGAAGCTGAGTATGCAGCTATGGCTGAGTGGGCTTCCAAAAACCTAAGCGCAGAAGATCTTGCTGCTTACAATTCCATTGTTAATACCCAGCCATTGCCAGCTGTTAGGTTGGCTACTGCTGGTATTTACAGTAGGTACACTGGTGCTAATGGTCGTGAACCTAAGCTGATAGGTGGGCGTACACCACGTTCTGAAGGTGATGTATTTGAATCCACAGCACAAGTTGTGGAAGCGATGAGTGATCCTAAGTACCACAAAGATCCAGCTTATAGAAAGAAAGTAGAAGCCAAGCTCAGTAGATCTAAGGTCTTTTAATTATTTGGCCCTGGGTTACCGGGGCCTTTCTTATGGTCTATGCTTTTAGTACCTAGACCCACTCATTGATCGACGGCCCGTTGCGACGGACACCCCCAGTGAAAGGAGTTCAGGTCGGGGAAACCTAACCCAACTTCTCTAGGAGAAAACTAATGGCTGCTCCCAATTTTGACGCAACACGCTTAGGTCTAATCAACAACGCTGGCGGCGGCTCGTTCGCTGGCGACAACGCTATGTTCCTTAAGGTATGGGCTGGCGAAGTCCTTACCGCTTTCCGTAAGTCAACAGTGTTTGAAGCCCTTCACAAGGTTCGCACTATTAGCTCTGGTAAGACTGCTCAGTTCCCCATCATCGGTGTGAACTCAGCTTCCTACCACACACCTGGCAACCAAATCATCGGCACCCAACAAAAGGTTGCTGAAGCTACCGTCAACATTGACGACAAGCTAATCAGTTCAGTATTCCTGGCTGATATTGATGAAGCCAAGAACCACTATGACGTGCGCTCCCAGTTCTCAGCAGAGATGGGCAATGCTTTGGCATACACGTTCGACAAGAACGTAGCTGCTGTTATTGCTAAGGCTGCACGTACTGCCACCCACTTCAACACCGACCTCCCTGGTGGTACTCGCATCAAGATTGTTGCTACATCTAAAGCTGCAATCACTGGTGCTCAACTGGCTACTGCATTATTTGCAGCTGCTCAGAAGATGGACGAGAACAACCTTCCTGAAGGTGAGCGTTATTGTTGCTTAGCTCCTGCTGAGTATTACAAGCTCGTTCAAGAAACCAGCGTTATCAACCGCGACTGGGGCGGCCAAGGTGCTTATGCCGACGGTACCGTACTGAAGGTAGCTGGCATCGACATTATCAAGTCCAACCACCTGCCTACCACTAACCGCTCTGCGGTGTCTGGGGAGAACAACGCTTACGATGCTGACTACACCAAGTCAGTAGCGTTGGTATGGAATCCTGGTGCAGCTGGCACGGTTAAGTTGATGGATCTGAAGATGGAAACCACTGGTGGTGATGTTCATGCTCTATGGCAAGGTACCTTTATGGTTGCTTCCATGGCATGTGGCACCGGGATCTTGCGTCCTGACTGCGCTATTGAAATTCACACCGATGTAAGCTGACCCCAACAGGGATTACTTACGGCACAATGGGGGCACCATAGCCCCCATTTTTTTTGGAGTAACACCATGACAATGGCTCGCACTAGCTTCTTAGAAGCAGTCAACCGAGTATTACAAATGATGGGGGAAGCCCCAGTCAATAGCCTCAATGGACAGTACGGCTTAGCCTTACAGGCTCAAGACTCATTGAATGATGTAAGCCGTAGGTTGCAATCAGAAGGCTGGTCGTTTAATACTGATCGTGAAAAACTATTGCAACGCGACGCATCAACTAATCAAATTGCTGTTGGCCCCAACATCAGCCGAGTAGTAATAGACCCTTACCGTTACCCAGCCCTTGATATAGTCCAGCGTGGCGACAAGTTATATGACAGGTATAACAACACCTATGTGTTCGACGAAGACTTGTATGTAGATCTGACCATCATCCTTGAATGGGAAGAATTACCTGAGCATGCCCGGCAGTACATCACTATCAAGGCTGGCCGTCAGCTACAGGAAGCTATCCTCGGTAGCGTAGATCTGACTAAGATAAACCTGACAGCAGAGATGGAGGCTAAGGCCCTGTTCCTGGACGAGGAGACTGTCGTCAACGACCACAGCATGTTACGTGGCAATCCCAACCATAGTGGTGTCACAATGGCGTATATGCCTAGCAGAGCCCTTCGCCGTCAATAGTCATGCCACTGATCAGCAGCTCTATCCCTAACCTGATCAATGGTGTTAGCCAGCAACCAGCTGCACTACGGCTGGCATCACAAGCTGAGACTGTAGTCAACTGTTTACCAAGTCCAGTAGAAGGGTTAAAGAAACGACCACCGTGTTATCACATTGCCAAGCTATTTGCTGGTAGCGCAGGAGCT